TATTACAATATTTTTATATATGTATTTATTTTAAAATAAAATTTTTGACATTTTTATTTATATTTGTTTTTTTAATTTATTTAATTTATTTTTATTAATTTGAAATTTTTGATTATTTTTTAACTAATTTATATTTTTTTTTTCTTTTTTTAACTTTATTGTATATTTTGAGACTTGCTACGCTCTTGAGCTTCTCGGCAGAGAGCGGATGATCCGGATTTGCTTTGCAGGCGTTGCGAAGCTCTCCTGCGGTCAGCTTGAAGGGCCGCATACGATTGATATTGACCTTCTTGGCGTTCTTCGGAGCTTCCGGAACGTGCTCCTCTTCCGTGTTGAGCTTCGCTAAGCGGTCTCGCAATTCCTGATTTTTGTCTTCGGTCGGCATGGCTTCCTCTGGAGTTTATTGGGGACAGGGTCTATCGTCTACTTCCGTTACGCTTCTTCTACGACCAACCAGGACGGATCGATTTCCGTACCGGCCGGAGATTCCCAATAGCTGACCGAGAGCCGGATATCGTGACCGCTCACATCTTCCAGCGGTTGGTCCCAAGGGAAGTCTTCGAGGAGGGCCGGTAGGATGAGACCTTCCGAACCCTCTTCAGCGATGTCACCGTCCATACAAGCGAACTCGAGGACGGTACCGTTGAAAAACATGTTCCGCAGCACCGTGAAGCCGGTCGCGTCGAGACCGTGATGGAAACGGAATTCGAGAGCGATGACTTGGATCAAGCTCGCGAGGTTCTTCGCGAACTCGTTAGCTCGTCGCTTCAGCTCCGCTACACCACGCTTCAGATCGGGAATCGAGACGTCACCGATTTCATCGATGATGACCCAGGTAGGCGAGGCATGACTACCGGTGTTCCGGTAGAGCTTCATCCGAAAACCAGTCGAAGGACCGCTCATGATCGATCATTCCTTTCCAACGAGAGTGTAATTGTAATATGCGGTAAAGTAGGTCTCGAAGACGAGGCTATTCCTCATACGGACAAATCCGTAGGGTAACTCATTCTCATCCTTCAAGAATTCAGTGCGGACCCAAGAGAAGCCTTCCAAGTCAACGTCTTTGCGAAACACTTCATCAATCTCTTCTACTAGCTGCATCACCTTATCAAGATCAGCTACGTCATCAATATCGGGTATCACTCTTTGATAACCGACCTTGACAGCATATTCTCGTAACGTGAGGTTAGTACGTGACTTGTTATTCACGTCACCTAACGAACCAGCCATCAGTAGAAGCTTACCGTGCGGGGCTTCAGAGGATAGACGCTCTAGTGTATCGTGAGGGAACCAAGTGACACCAAGCTCGAAGTCATTCACGATGAAGTCACCATTCGTCTGCTTCAGCAAGAAGCGGGCGTAGGCTTCATCGCGAATTTCTGTGGCGTGCTGGCTCATGTCTTAGTTCTCTCTGTGTGTACAATCAAGCGGTCTCGAGTAGAGGTAGTGAAATCATAAGGCGGTGTATCGTCGCCCAGTGGTACCAACCTAAACTCTTCTCCCGTTGCTCTGATAATTAGATCACCACGCAACGGGAGACGAAGACCGTCAAGTTGAATCACATCGATCGCAAAGTTCTGAAGCTCGATTCTCATCACCATCGCATCAGGAACAAGCTCCGTAGCGTCTTGCAGAATCGGACTGGCGTAGATGCTAAGAGTAGTCCCGCCGCGTCGGTACTGAATCAGTTCTGTATTCAATTCATTGAACCGATTCCCGACGTGTCGTAGCCTACTCTGCATCCTATAAGCCATGTCCGATTCTCCTAGTGGCAAGGTATAAGGTATTACGGAACTTGCAGGACACCCGCCGCGACGAGAGCCGTTCGAATCGCATTGATCTTCGTAGCCAATTCTTTGACGGCGTTGTTGATGGCCGGAACCATATTCGTTGCGATGTCATCCCGCAAAGCGTCGGCCGAAGCAGGCGTATCGGTAGGTACGGCGACGGCGGCGATTGTCCCATCGGCTGCGGCACCACCGGAGTTATCGACCAAAGCGGCCGGGGCTGCCGTCAAGCCACCCTTCACACCCGGACACAGGTAGACTTGTACTTCGGCATCGGCATCGACCGCAGCCAACGTACAGATGCCGAAGACGACATCACCGGCTTCCGCAGCCGAAATCGAGTCGGGCGGTACGGCTTTCTTGGCCGAATCGTCCCAAGCCACGATGGAGCCGCGAGCGAAGGTGATACCGCCGCTGACTGCCTTCGGCAGCTTCCATACACCACCGGCCAACACGACGCTGCCCAGCACACCGGCTACGATGCCTTCCGAAGACGTTACCACACCGGCACAACCGCCGAGATTGACGATCGCACCACAAGTCTGCGTCGTACCCGGCGTATAATCAATCCGAAGAAGCGGATCACCATGAAAGAAACGAGCATAGATTGTCATTGGAACCTCAAGGTTTATGGGAGTTTATTGGAGTTTATTGGGAACGGATTGTGTGGAAAGGTCTTAGTTCTTTCTGCCCTTCCGACCTTTCTCTTGCGTATCTGGATTGTTGAAGGCTTCCGGAGGGGTATTTACGGCGGGCGGCTCCGTTACTTTCGGAGGGTCTTCCGGATTGGGAAGCTCGTTCGGTGCAGTAGGCTTTACCGGATCACCTTCCGGATTGATAGCACTCTCCGGAACCAACGAACCAATCAAGCCATCCGGATTCGCAGGCGAGCGAACCGGCGAATAGCCTTGCGGAGGATAGTTCTCGCGAGCATAACCCCGCTCCATCCACTCTTCCAAGGTCGGACCATCACCCAATTTTCGTTGACGGAACACCGGGGGTTCTTCTTGGGGGGAAGGGATGTGCATAGGAGCAGGCGGCACGTAAGCTTGGGCCGCGAGCTTCAAAAGACGATGACCTTCCTTGACACGGATACGGGGAGCACCCAAGTCGAGATTCAACGGCTCCCCGTCGAACTGAGTCGCCAACCCTTGATACAAGGCGGCATGCTCCGGATTTAGAGAGATCATACCTTCTCCCGTTCCGGCTCCCTCTAACAGATCAGCAAAGCTTGTGGCCACGATTTAAACTCCTTAGAACAAAAGTCCCGCCCGCTGATTCCTAACGAACGGGACTTAGAATGTGATAGGATCAATCAAGCTCCGCTTGACTTACACGCCTGCCGACTTCAGAGCCAAACGGTATTCACCGAAGGCCGTACCCCAGTCCAGATAGGATCGGAATTGGATACCGTCCGGAATATTGAACTGTGTGTCAGCTGTATTGAAGTACGGCGTTTCGCGGCCGTCGATGAAGCCGATCACGAAAGCACCGCCTTGCGGAGCGTTCGGATCACCCATCAGAATCCATTGCGTATCCGATTGACCGGACAGCGTCGCACCGTTTTCATCCTTGATATCAGTATTGTTGAGATAACCGGATACCAACGGACGGTACAAACCCTTGTGCGGGTTCCGTTCCGATTGCTGACCCGTTTCCGAAGAGGCAGCCGTGTACGGCATGTTCTCGACGTTATACAGGTTGTTCGCCCGAGTCTCGAGCGTGGTTCCCGTGATGAGAATACGTGGCGAGACGTTGATCGGCTTGTTGTTCAGGACTTGGTTACGATAAGCGAGACGTCCCGCTTCCAAACCTGCGATACCAAGAGCCGAACCACCACCGGAAATCAGATTCTTGTGACCGACGCTGAAGAAGCTCCCGGCATTGCCGAGGATCATCGTCATCACGGATTCTTCGATGCGTTCCGCACCCAAGATGCCCAGGCCGGAAGCCTTGGCGACTACGATACCCATATCATCGTTCTTTCGCGTTTTGCGATCGACGCTGATCATAGCACCGTAGGTTTCGGCTTGGATAGTATGCTTCGTATCGTCCATGCTGATGTGCTTCAGCTCACCATCCGGTCCCAACTTCTTGTAGGAGCCGTTGAAATCCAGACGGTAGATCGCGTGCGGCTTGAAGTCGTTCAACGACCGGCGGGCACAGATTTGCCGCCAGATAGTCTCCACCGACTCGAAGCCGATGACCGACGATTTGTTGAGTACGTTTTCGAGCACTTGCACGATATTCAGTGTGGACAAGCCGCTGGCTTTGATGTAAGCCGTATGAGCTTCCACCATCAAGTCATGACCGGTACGAGCGATCGGGGAACGGCCCATCGCACGAATCTGCATTGCTAAGACTTCGTCGACGCTGCTGACACCTTCGTATTGACGATCGTGTGAAGCCTCGAGTTCCTCTTCCTTGAACATATGCTC